GGTAGATTGAAGGTATGAGTAGCAACTGAGCTTGCAATGTTAAAGTCCGTTCCTGAAGTACCTACCTGAAAGTATTGAACCTGTCTAGTAAGTCCATTCAATGCAGTTAACCCATTAGCAAACGTGGTTATAATCTGACATAGGTGACTATTCTCAGTATGTAGCGTTATAGTTCTACCTGCATTGGCAACATATATTCTAATAGCAAGCCTATCGGTAGTAGCCAATACAGTCTCAGGAACACCTAGTGTTGAGAAGTAAGGATTAATTGTCGTGCCTAAAGATATTAACTCAGGATTTGTAGAATTGCTTGCAATCAAAGTAAATGCAGTCCCATCATACTTGTACAACTCTACATAGAATGTTGGACTTCCTCCTCCTGATGAAGCAGAGAAATAAATCTCAAGGTTCCAGTTTCCTCCGGGAATTAATAATGATTCAGGATCATTGGCATCAGTAATAAACTGAGCAATGTATCCGTTTGTATTTATACTAAAATCAGTACCTGCTCCAAATACTGGAGTCTTACTCATCTCATAGTACGTGTTGCCTACAAATGTCCCTTGATTTACCGAGCCATTTAAGTAGTAAGACACAGATGAACCTCCTCCACCTCCACCACCGGGGAAGTCTCCAAGAGTACCATCACCCCTAACGTACTGAGATGCCGTACCTGCTCCAACAACAGTTAATGTGCCAGCACTTGTTACAGGACTATTAGATACAGTAAACGCAATAGGCATACTAAGCCCTACACTTGTAACCGTACCTACAAATTGGTCAGTGTACTGAGGGATATTTAATGTATTGCCAATTAATGTTGCCGCTCCACTTGTGCCTGTTGTAGTTAAAGTCAAAGAACCCTGTGCTCCAATATCACTTAGTAATTGAGCACCTGTTCTATACTTAATTATTCCTCCATCACTTACAATAAATCTATCTGTATCTGTGACAGCATTAATAATTGTATTTACAAACAAGTCTCCACTAATAGTTAGCTTATGACCAGTCTCTACAGTACTTGTCCCTAGAATTAGATTACCATTGGCAAACATCCTAGACACCTGAGTGCCAGCTATAGATTGAACTATAAGTCCATCAGTGTAGCTATGTACAGTTGACCTCGGAGAACCGAAGTTGTTCATCTGTATAGTGTACGCATAAGCAGTCAACCCACTATTCGTAAAGGTTACTGATCCACCAGTTGAACTATTGTACTGAAAGTTAAAGTTATCTGATCCATAGGATAGTGGGCTATCGATCAAAGATGTAGCACCACCCCACATGGGCAAAGTAAAAATCGTACCAGTCCCTGTTACAGGATTGGTTAATGCGTTCTGCTTAGAGTTAAACGTGTTCCAGTCAGTGCTAGACAGATATCCATCTGAGCTTGCCCCTGCCTGAGTAATACCTATCGTACCTGACCCTGTAATAGTGCCACCTGTCAATGGACCGCTAGTACCAATACTAGTTACGGTTCCCACATTCCAAGTTCTATTAGCAGTTAAGTCGTATGTTACCCCATTAATGGTTAACGTCCTACTGCTCGATACTCCATCAGTAATGCCGTACCCAGCTAATGTGGTAGGCGTGCCTGTAATCTTGGACCATGCAAGTGCAGTAATCCATGATGGGTTAGCATAGCTCTGGTCCGTACGTACATCGCCTACAGTCCATGTTCTATCGGCAGTCAAGTCAAACTGGACCCCATTGATAGTAAGATTTCTTGTTGCTGGAGGTGCTCCGACATCACTGAACGTAAGCACAACAGCACCAGTGTAGCCGTTAACGCTAACGACTGCATCGGTATTGTCTACCTTCTCCCAAGTTGAACCATTAAATATAGCCCAATCACCAAGCTTCCAGTCAGTAATACCATTTAGATTGGTGCTACCTGCAACATTTACTACGTAGTAATATCCTTTTGTGCCTACTGAACTCTGTAGGAATGGCGTATTAGTAGCAGCATTCCACGTTCCTTGGTAAGTAACCCCACCAGTTAATCCATTTAGCTGGTTCTGTACCTTACCAAATGCTGTAAGGATGCTGTCTGTATCGACAATAGTGCCACCAGTAATGTTCAATCCTGTTAGTATCTTACTAATTACAGCTATGTTGCTTAATGTAATTGTAGCGTTACCCGGGCCCATAGCAGTAGCCTCACCACTAAGCTGAGTGATGTAGTTGCCCTGAGCCTGATACTGTGGGATATTAAGAGTCTTGCCAATATAGGTGGCAGCACCACTTGTACCAGTGGTTGTTAAAGAATTAATTGTGTTTAAATCCCAAGACCTATTCGCACTTAAATCAAATGTTACAGAATTAATCGTAAGTGTTCTAGTAGTAGGGACATATACTGTAGAATCAAGCGTACCATTTGCTTTTAAAAATTGATTAGCAGTTCCTCCTGCAACAATAAAGGAAGAGGAAGTAATATTGAAAGCGCCTAAGTTTACATTGCCAGTAGCGCCAACGTATGGCACAAAATTATTTGAAATTAGAGTTGCAACTTCCCCCAGCGAAAAGTTTTTGGTGATATTCAAATCATCTACATCGGTCCCTATGAGTAGGTCATTAAGGGTAGGAGTAGAAATTATGGGGTATGTACTTATCCGTGCCATTCGCTGTCAAATAATTAAACAAATATACTAAAGATAAGCCTTATTTTTTAAAGAAGAATCTAATCGACAAAATGACGATTGGAATCAACAACAGCCAAGCCATATTTAAAGCGCTAGGCTTCTTGTCTATTGACTTGTCGTAAGTCTCTGTATTCTCTTCTTTGCTTACCTCAGTTTGCTTGTAGTCACTAACAGCAACAGTTGTTTTTGTAGAGTCTACAACATCTCTCTTAATTTTTTTTATTCTCAACTTAGCATTTAGATACTCTTTTCCACCAATTACTACAGGCTTTAAAGTATCTATTGGGACAATCTCAATTTCGTCAATGTCCTCCTTTATGCTAATCGCATTCTGCTTGAATACTACGCTGTCTTTTTTATCTACCACTACGCTATCAACCTTTGTCTCGACTAGAGACTTAGATACAGCTGTCTTTTTCGTGGAACACGAGAAGACTACAAGACTAAGGCAGATTAATATAAGAAGTCTTACCATTTTTACGTACAGCTTTTAACTTTTGCTTTCTATTTTTGCCTTTTGTGTAAGATACGTGTACCCAATCCGGGTTGGAATCCGTCCCAAATTCATGTATAATTTGGTCCCAATCAAGGTTATCAACAATAAATTCAAAGACCATCTTGTTGGTAACCTCACTATCGCTCCCATCCATGTCGATGTCAATCGCTTCGCCCTTACAATGCTGAGAGGAAGAACTCCCCTTAATTAATTTATTAAGAGCTGCTGACCTGTACCCAGAGCTGATGTGAATAGGTACTCCAAAGTGTGCACGAATAGGCTCGAATACCTTTTCTGCTAACAGTTTAAAGTTCTCCAAATGCTCAGCAGTAGGCTTATTATCAATGCCGTTACGCTTTGCAGTTTCACTTCTTGTCACCTCAGCAAGTGATAGGTGCTTTGATATTCTCATTTTATATCGTCAATGTCTGACTTTATTTCTTTGACTCTGCTAAGAACTTTTTTAATCATTGGCCAAATCTCAATCTTAAACGCATCCTCTATATTCTCCTTGATAGATACTAGCTCAATAAAAATCAAAAGGATTGCACATATTTTGGTGAACATGAACTCAATCCCAAAACTTTTAATAATAAACTCGTTCAACAAAAACTTGTCTATCAAGAATAGAAGCAATATACATACTTCGTAAAGCAACATTTTACTCACAATATTAGACAGCTTCCTGCTTCTTATACTCTTGAATCCATCCAACTTTATTGACTTAAATATTCCCGTGAATGTATCAAGAATAATAGCGGCCGCTACGGCTATTAATAAGCCGTATATCGGGGCGAATAGCAGAACGATAGATGCTAGTATGTATTGTAAGTATCTCATCGTCCTTGGCCTTTATATGGCTTCTTATAAAGATTACTTCCCTTACTAGTACTAGTCTTTGTCTTGGCCGCTACGCCTTTGCTGTTAGACTTCTTAACGTATGTGTTTGCGATTGAAATCTTAGCCTTTGCCATCTTACCAAAGAGCTACAAGTTGAACAGCAGTGGTGCCACTAGATTGTGACCAAAGCTTAATTACCTGAACAGGTAATACTTCTCCTGCTTGAGCACCAAAGAAAGTAATTACATCTCCTCCAATGGTAGTAACTTTTACGTTACCTGCTACTCCAACATATAAGAAACATCCAGCGTTGCCAATGGTAGTCTGAGAACTTGCAGCGTACACGATATAATTACTTGGTGTTACATCAAAAATGTCTGCATTCAACAACAATGTTGTTTCACTTACAACAACTAGAACAGTTGCAGCAAGTGCATCTGAAGTGTTGTAAACAATGTCGCCTGTCTTAACTCCATCTGTTACAAATGTAGCAGAAGAATCGACAAGAGATGCAACCACAATAGAAGTGTTTGTACCGTCTGAAATTACAGCAGGAAAAGGAATATTGGCATTATCGGTTCTTATAGCCGTTAACGCTCTTGAGAATGTTGTTTTAAAAACTGACATAATTTTTATTGTTTATCTTGATATGGAAATGCTCTATTCAATGCGTCTCTGCGGGCACCACATCCACAATCTTTGCCTGTGGCAGCGCTAACCGCTTCAACTACTTTTTTAATACCCGTAACTTTTGTGACTTTCTCGATGGTGTCACCTAATCCTTTGCTTTTCATAGTCGTTATAAGCAACAATGGCATCAACCCTCTTGGAGCTGATGCCTTGTTTTTTTTATATCTTGTTAGATAGTCTACTAAACTTGCTCATCGTCTTGAGATGGTTGCTCAGGCTCGATGCCTTCAACCCATCCTGCGAGGAACTTGAAGCTATCAATGCCTTCTGTTGAAAATGTAAACTGATAAAACTCGAAAGTCTCATCAAGAAGATTCTTCATATCTTTAGACATAGCCTTGATTCCATCCTTGGTGAACTTGTATTCACCCTTCTCATTTAGGTCCAATACACCATTGGATTCAGTATGAGCATGGTCAAGACGAATGTCTTCTCTTTTCTCATTGTACTGCTCAAATAGAGGCTTAATCTTGTCTACAATCTTTTTAAGCTTAGCCTCTGCCTTACTACCTTTCTCAGTAGGGGTTACGTTCAACGCTCTAACTAGCTCTAGCAATTCAGCGTTTGTCTTTAATACTTTCTGTGCCATTTGATTTGATTTTGTTTTTCCAAATATACTAAATTTTTGAAACTCTTTTACCCATACCTACTCTTGACTTCTCTGCTTTTTTAGCAGAAAGTTTTGATGGGCTAATCTCACTCTTTGTCTTTGGTGTCTCTGAGGACACTCGTGTTGTTGGCCGGCAGTACTCGTTCTTACCACCAGCCCCGCAGGCCTTACCGCTCTTGGTGTCTTGCCACTTCTCTTTCTCCCAACGCTTTAAGCTAGAGCCCTTCTCAGACTTTGTAACATTGCCTGATGCCTTACGACACTTAGCAATAGCCTGTGATGCCCTAGCAGAAGGGAACACATCATAAGATGCCTTTACTTTATTGTAGCAAGCGTCTTTCATTTTTTTCTTGGAACACTATACCTTTCTCCGTCCTTCTTTATAATCTTATTGCCAAGAACCCTTTCAATTTTTTTTGTTTTAATCATTGAAGGATGTTTCTTCCCCTTGAAAATCATTCCTGTATCAGGGTTTATGCTACCCCAATGTCCACTATCATCGGGCTTTAATCCTGATTTAGTAGCGGCCTCATAATTGTATCCGTACTTTTTATCAATTTTTTTTAACTTTTCAGTATCACCCTTTGCTTTACTAATTTTATTTTCAAGACGTTCGTATTTTCTCTCGACTTTCTTGTTAAGTCTTTTGCTATTATCTATACGATTTATTTTATCGTCTATAGTCTTTTTCATCAGTATTTACCTCTACGGCCTTTAGGTGATGATTGAGTCGAACCTCCCGGGCCTGCCCATAGGTTCTTACAAGCCCAATACTTAGGCGTTAATTTGTCATTAGCAGAGTCACAGCCATGTCTAGCCTTAAAGCTCTTACGAGCAGCTGACGAATAGTTATGGCCGTATCCCTTTGCTCCAAAGTGGAGGAGCTTTTCCTCCCCTCCGGAACAAGCCTTAACCATCTTCTTCTTACCGGGACGGTCAGAAGCAGTAGGACGGTTACATTGCATCTTTGACTTATCAGCCATTTTAATTAGCTTCTAAACGCTCTAGTAGAGTGACCAACAACAGGAGCCTCTGCTACCTTTTCTTCTTTAGCCACAGGAGCATCCTTAACTACGGGAGCTTTTTCAACCGCCTCGTTCTCTACTAGCCCTGATTTTACTTCTTGCTTTGCCATGATTATTTCTTTTTAGGTGCAGCTTTAAGCGCTTTGTTAAAAGCTTTAACCGCAGGTTTAACTTCTTTAGCAACTTTTCTTACCTTGATAGCCTTGTCAAATTTATTGACAGACTCAAGTGGCTTAGGATAAGACTTGCTTACAGTAACTGTGGTATCAGATTTGGCCTTGCCTCCTCCGCCATTCATCTTACCTTTCAACATGATTATTTAGTTTTAGTTTTAAGATAAAAAGCATTTTCCATAGGACTTGATTTGCCTGAAGTCATTCTTTTATCTAGTTTTTTATCAGCTTTAGCTACTGCTTTAGTTGCTTTCTCAGCAAACTTTACTGCTTTCTTTGCGACTTTGGCTGGATTTACACCTCCACCATTCATCTTACCCTTCATCATGACTTTAGTTATTTAGCTTTCTTAACTAGACTAGACTTGCCAGCTTTAGCAATAGCAGACTTAGCGCCTTTAGAAGGTACGCCACCTGACATAGCCAACGGCTTAGCTTTCAATGCTCCTTTGATAGATGGTCCACCACCTGAAGGAGGTTGCAACTTAGAAGATGCAGGGAGATTTGGAATGTCCTTTTTCATTTTTTTGTTTTTTTAGTTATTAGTAATCTTTGTATTTCTGTTTAAATGTATATAATTTACCTAATTTATCCAATCCTGAGATTCTACTAGCTCCTCCAACTCTTCGCTCTCTGTTTCTAGAAAGCTTATCTTTTAATTTTTCTTTGCCAGCTTGAATAGCAGCAATCTCTCTTGCTTGCTTGTTCTTAAAGGTGATGGCATCCAACTCACTGCGGAGACTCTTAACTTCCTCCTCGGTGGTTTTTTCTTCAGATTTCTTCTTTTCTGCCATAATTATAATTTATTTACCTTTGCTTTACAAATGTAATAAAATAAAATCAATGAAATCAACACCTTCAGACTACCTAAAGTTTTGGAGAGTCATCAGATATTATGTCAAAGCCAAGCACCAAATAAGTCAGGCAGACCTTGACATTATCCTGTTCTTATACTCCGAGGGATATTTTGGTAAAGAAAAATTTGAGCAATATGTGCAGCTAGTTAGCTGGAATAAGGACCGCTTTAACGACCTACTAAAAAACAAGTGGCTTGAACGCTTCAGAAGAAGAGGTACTGATGGCCGTGCCCTGTACTGTTTAAGCGACAAGGCAAAAAATTTAGTAAGAGACATCTATAGAAAACTTGAGGGAGAAGAGATTCCAACGAGCCTCTCCTACAACCCCATGTTTTTAAAGAACGTCTCCTACAATGATAAGGTTTATCGAAATATGATTCTTGAAATGAATGCCTACAACAAAGTAAACAAGTATCATACGCCAATCAAAGAAGATGACAATGATGATTAAATCACCACCACTACGTCACGCTCAGAAATAATTGTATACTGCTCGTTGTCAATTAGCATTGTGAAGCTATGAGCCTTGTCGTAGTACAACTCATCACCCTCATCAATGACGTCAACGTCAGTGCCTGTAGCTATCACCTCAGCACGCTTGTATCGCAACTGATTGGTGTCCTCACCAGATAGGATTAGACCACTCTCGGTCTTAATCTCCTCCTGTATGTCCTTAACAATAATGTATTTGCCGATTGGTCTCATAGGTCTGGAATTACTCTTATAAATGAAGGGGTGTTCTCACCAACGTAAGCCCCTGCAATGTTGTACTCGTAGTACTCAATAGCCTCATCCACCTCCATCCCGTCTCTTATTAGGATATTAATCACCTCGTCAATGTCGTAGACAATTTTTAAATTGTTGTCATCTACACCAATGATGGCATCATCAAAGCCATCTGCTATCACGAACGTATCGTCAGGGTATAGCTCTAATATTTGTTTTAGTTTACTGCTGCTCATAGCTTCTGGCCATTGTGATGATGGCGTTAGTTGATAAAATTGTTACTGCTACACTGACTGCGTTCTGCAATGCGGACCTAGTCACCTTAAATGGGTCAATGACCCCCATCTGCACCAAGTCACCAATCTGACCGGTCTTTAAATTATAGCCATGACCCACAGGTGTGCCGTCTTTGTACACGTCACTAGGCTTTAGACCAGCATTTGCAAGGATTTGCTGGAACGGAGCCATCAATGCGTTACGCACAATGGCCAATGCAGCGGTCTGCTCAGCACTTTTTGACTCTGATTCAAATAAATCAGCACTCTCATCAAGCAATGCCTTGCCTGCCCCGGGCAATATACCCTCCTCAAGGGCACTTCTCACCGCACACACAGCGTCATCGACCCTATCGTACAGCTCCTTTTGCTCCAAGTCAGTCTGACCACCCACAAATATGACTCCAATGCCACCTGTAAGTGACGCAATGCGCTCCAACAAGAAGTCCTTGTCCGCTTTACGGGTAGCTTGGTCGTGTGATTGCCATAATTGTGCCACTCTCTCGTCTATTGACCCTTGGTCAACTCTTGCATTACTGCGAATAAGTATGGTTTTGTCCTTACCAACGATGAATTTTGACGCATGACCCAAGTCATTGTACTTAATAAGGCTCAAATCGTCACCAGTCTTCTCACTAAAGTAGGTCGCACCAACGCTAATCGCAATGTCTTGCATCAGCTCATGCTGCTTATGGCCAAAATTAGGCGGAGCCACAGCACAAACCTTCAAATTCCCCTTCATACTATTGGCCGCCAGCGTGTTCACCACGTTCACATTGCACGGTGAAATGATTAATAGCTTCTTCCCTTCGGCAATCACTGGCTTCAACACGTTCTCAATCTGCAAAATGTTTGCAATCTCCATGTCAGCCACCAACACCATCACGTCATCGAACACACACTCGTCCCTCTTCACGTCATTAATGAACAGCGGACTCAAATAGCCCCTGTCAATCTTTAACCCCTTAGTGGTCTCAGAGTATGTCTCACTAGTTTGGCTTCGCTCAACAGTCACTACGCCACTCTTACCGACCTCCTTGTACACATCTGAGATGATTCGACCAATCTCCCGGTCATTGTTAGCACTTATAGCAGCCACGTCCAATAGCATTGACGTGCTGACCTTCTTAGCCTTCTTGCGAAGCTTTTCCACCACCTTACCACTTATGTCCACCATGTGTCTCAACACCTCGGTTCTGTTCATGCCCTCATTGATGTACTCAAGCCCTCCTAACACTAACCCTTCCGTCAACACAATTGCAGTAGTCGTACCGTCACCAGCAGTAGTAGCAGTCTTGTCTGCCGCCTCCTTCATCATCCTAACCGCAAGGTTCTCAACCGGGTCAATCAAATCAATTGACTTAGCCACAGTTACACCATCCTTAGTTACCGTAATTCCATGTGTGTGATTCGCACTCTCAATTAATACCGTATTGCCCGAAGGGCCGAGAGTTGACTTTACAGCCTTAGACATCTTGACGATGCCATTGATTAGCTTGGTCCTTCCTTCAGTACCAAACTTTAAGTCCTTGGGTGAATACCCCAATCCTGATGTCTCTACCATTTGATTGAATTTGATTTATTATTTTAATGCCATATGCCGCAACTTGGTGAGGCATGAGCAAATATAAGCACGAATGACAGTTTTACAAAGCCATGTCGGTTTTATGCGGATAATTTCAGAGTAATGTCGATTAATAACCTGAGAATCAGGCAATTGTCGGAAATGTCAATATATTTTCCCTACTTCTTCTATATATATATTCCTCCTTTATTATTTTTTTTCTATTATAATTTCTATTAAAAATCGACATTTTCGACATTAAAGAAATAAAGTATTAATAATCAATAAGTTAAGAAAAAAAAATCGACATTAAAATCGACATAAACCATGTCGATAATGTCGGAATGAAAATAAAAGAGGGTCTAATCTAGACCCCCCTTTAAAAATTAACACCCAAAACACTATGTCTTAATATTCTTCTTCCATCATCTCACTTCTCATGTTCCCCATGGATACACCAGCAGCAATCATGTCAATCTTATCCATACGCTTCATTGCTTTCTTTGCCGCAGCAGCCTCAGCAAGACCCGTAACTCCACATGGTCTGTTATTAATCAACCTGCCTCCTTGGACATCTAGTCCACTACCAGCCATCATCTTGCTGGCATAAATCGAGTTACTCAATTTTAATCCTTTCATAATATCTTTTGTTTAGTTGCAACTTCCCAAAGATAATAACTTTTGGATTAACAAAACTTCCACAAATGTAAACCTACAAGATATAATTCGGATTAATTCCGATAAGGTTAAATATGTTTTACAAAAATATGTAAAAATGTAACACATGGATAGTGAATGAGATATCGG